GTCTCTTCAGTAAATACAAATAGTGGTGTACCTACTAGTGTAGATGGAGGATTAGCAGCAGCAGCATCTTCTCGAAGAACTGTATCATCTGTACCGAATAATACTGGTGCAACTATGGCAACATCAACTGCAGGTGCAGTTACTGGTCCACCTAACACACAAATAATAGACGCATCAACCTCTACAGTCGACGCGTCTAGTAATCAAAGTATTGCCATGGGGAATGTATTTGCTACAGACCCTCATGATATGATGTTTGGTGCTGCTTAGTCGTCGTTAGCAAGCTTCGCGAAGTAAGACATAGTATCATCCATATCATCACTTCCACTTACTTGTTCAGCTGTGACTGGTTCAGCTACTGGAATTTCTGGTTGCATGACAGGTGTATTCATCATACGCTCTTCTGCCATGAGTGGTGAACCAAATCCAGCATCTTCACCAAGAACACGCGACAGTTTAGCTTTCAACTCGTCATATGATTTATAGTTCTTTGGATCAGTAAACTCTGAAAGAGAATGCAGTTGATTATACACACCTTCGAGGCGTGCTTCATCACTTTCGTAGAGTGCAGATGGTGATGCAAACTCAGACTTGTCGTAGTTGCGATAGCCTTCTACTTGACGAATCTTCAGTTTAAAGTCAGCACCTTCCCAGAAATCAAATGGATTGATTGGCTTTTCGTCTGCAAACTGTGGTTGCATGACGTCCATGATCTTATCGAAGATCTTCTTACCAAACTTGTAGAGGACTACACGACCTTCGTTGTGTGGTGCAGATGGATCTTGTACAACAAGAGCGTTGACTACGTAATGCAGACGCCGCTTTTGTGCTCGTGCTTTTTCTTTATCTGCCTCAATCCCAGAATTCCACAATCTGGAGTTGAGTTCGCCAACAGGGTCAGGTTGACCAATAGATGTAAGGCTGTTTTCGATATACCATTGACCAGTTGGTCCTTTGAATCCATGATCCCAATATCTGACCCATGGCAGATCTTCGCCTTCTTTTGCTGGGAGGAATCGTAAGACTGCGTATCCATTACCTGCTTTGTCTACGGTTGGTTTCCAAATTCGTTCATCATCATAGTTCTTCTTTTCTGTCGAACCACCTACAGCTTCTGCTGCTTGAACGAGTTTAGAGATTTGATCGCGATTGCGTTTTAAGTTTTCGAATGACATTTATGTTTCCTTGTATTGCTGAAATATGACTGTATTATACCACAGTATGTCTGTAATGTATACCTATATATATCCATCTTATTCAAAAAGGGCAGAGTCAATACTATTAGTCTTAGGCAAGAAGTTCAACTCCATTGCCTCAGCTTCGAGTTTAGACCTAATGATTGGTGATACAAACTTCTTCACATCCTCTGGTTCAATGTCATTCTTATCACAAAGATATAAGATGGCTTCCATATAACTAATCTTCAGTTCGATGACTGTAGATTCTATAAGCTTAGAGAAACGAGACTTGTTTAAGAACTGTGTTTCAATTGTCATTTATCTAACACCCTTAATAGTACTGTGTCCTTATTGATACGACCATTTGGTACAGTCGTTTTTGTAGTAAGAGACTGCCACTCTTTATTGATTTGATTTGGAGTCTTCTTAAGAATAATAGGTAGGAAAGCATCAGGCTTACGAAGTCGAGTAGATCTACTCAATGATGTATCAATGTTTTTCAAAGTAGTTCCACTGACTTCGAAGCCCTTTGCTGAGTTAGTCACGTACTCGGTGATAACACGAGTTTTAGTGTTGAAAGTAAAGAGACGATGAGCACCGACCATAGAGAGAGGAGCTATAGATACGATCTTGTACTCACCGTCTTCTTTCTTATATTGCACTTTCGTGACTTGTTTGTCTGCAGCTTTTGGTTGTTTGACGCGGGATTTGCGTGTTGCTTTCGCTGCAGACTGAAGGCGATCCAAGTCAGTCAACATTGATTCACATGTCTGTACTCTGAACTTGAGTTGAGTTCGAGTTAGATGTGAATAACCTTCGACTGCATCTGGACATGCCTTCGTATAAGCATCATTGTAATCCTGCAACCAACCCATAACAATCTCACGCACTTGTTTGGTTGCAGAAGATGGTAAACCATGACGCTTAAACTCTTGATATAAATCGAGTGTAGCTTTTTCACCTTCGATCCATTTATCTTCAAGATCCAATAGATCTTGCATGATAGTATTACTGATTTTACGCTGAAGACGTTCCATAGGTGAGATAGATGGTCTCGCATCTGAGTCTTTTTGCTTAATCATCTTTTCATTATATAGTTCTTTACCAGTTACGATAAGCTCTGAGAGATACTTAGACAAAGCATCTGAATATTGTCTCGTACGATCAGTATCATCTTTCTCAGTCGCATGTGTCAACCAAAATGCTGTTGCAGCTTGATAAGGTTTACCATAGAACTTATATTCAGGATTCGCTAAGATATAGTCTTTGTTCACAGACTTCTTATGCTTATCACGAACATATGCTTTCATGATCTTTGACATGTCAGCATTCGATACTTCTGTTTGAAAGTACGATTGTACTGCTTCGAAACCTTTATCGAGTGGTACACCTGAAATACCTGAACGTACGCGACGTGGTAACTTCTTTTGTTTCTTTCTCATAGCCATTATCCTCTCCTCATTTTTGCGTATATTTCTGGGTTATCTCCTCGGCCGACCGGGACGGTGTTTGACTTGTGCAGCGTTGCGAGTCCAACGATATAATCTCCTGAGTATTCATTGACTCTAGCTTTTCTAGCGATGGGTGTAATGATGTCCGACGTCTTGACGCCGCGGCGTGCCTCTGCATAGTTCGGAATACTCGCGCCACTAGATTTCTCCGCTGTCTTAAGTTGTGAAGGATGAACACCACGAGACATTAGCCATTTATCGTGTTCAGCTTGTGCTTGTTGCCAACCAGGCTTACGAGCGGTCTTGCGACGTTTCGTATTGAGGCTGCTCATGCCTCGAACTAGATGCATCGTCATTATCAATTAGCTCCATAATACGCATATAGGCATTCTGTAGTTGACCTTGAAGTTCGCGAACATTCTGACGTAGAAGTTCGTTTTCTTCGGTGACAGCCAACATCTGTCGCCTATACATTTCACTCTCTGTTTGTGTATGATCATTTTTAATCATGTATCTATTCTACCACAGTTTTTCAGGTTTGTACATGCTTTTTTTACTTTATTTTTATAATATGTCCACCAGCTTGAAAATTCGGCACGATTAAACGCTCAACCAGACTTAGCTCGTTTGGATGTATTAAGGCAGAACCAAACACTAGTCTCTCTGTGTGATTACCAGTGAATTCTTCTGGTATATGCCAATCTCCAGCATCAAAAATTACGGCTCTACCCGGCTTATTTTCAATTAGCGTTGCTTCTTGCATAAATTTTCTTTTATTTGTTCCAGATGGAGTATTTAATCTTGTTGGTTTATAATTTTTTTCTTCACTAAAATAAGTGCCACCTCCCCATTCATTATTCCATTCATAATTCAAATAAATTAAAATACGTTTTACTTTACCATGAATTTGTTCAATAGCATCAGAAGTAAAATCTTGATGTGGAAGCATAGTAGGTTTATTCGGTAAAAATCTAAATATAAATCTTAGATCATGCCAACGGGACCAGTCTTTATAGATGTGATTATAATGAGATAATATTTTTTCAGAAAGTGTTTTATCTTTTATGTAAGCATCATGCAATAATCTCTTTGCAGTATCTTTATGGCTGTAATCATACTTTTGTTGAGTAAATTCTAAATCACGAAGAAATTCTACATCTTCAATATCAAACACTTCTATCATGCTGAACCTATAACTAATGATGCACACTTACCACCAAAGCCAAATGAATTATTCATTACAAAATCAACATTTGTTTTGATGGGAGATGTTACTACATTTTCGTATTCGGTATTTACACAATTATGTGTATGTGGGATTATATTATGTTGTATGGATAAAATAGAATAGATTGTTTCTAAAATACCAGCTGCAGCAAACGTATGACCAATTTTTCCTTTATTTGAAGTAACTAATAAATCACCAATATCTTGAATAGCTTCATATTCTACTCTATCACCAATTGGAGTTGATGTACCATGAGCATTTACATAATCAACCGTATCTACTTCTGCGTTATCTAAAGCCTTATTCATTACTATTCTTGCACCACTACCACTTGGATTTGTGCGATCAAAAGCATCAGATGCATGTGCCACTGGATACAACCATGCGTGTATTCTAGCACCTCTAGCCATAGCCTTTTCTTCGCTTTCTAGTATCATACATCCTGCGCCTTCACCCATAACAAATCCATCTCGATTATTATCGAATGGCATAGATTTATTTCCCAATGCTCTTAAGCTTGAAAATACCTCTAAATCAACCTCATTTATCCCATTGTCTGAACCACCACAAATTACATAATCATATTCATCAATAAATCGCATTGCTATATCAATGCTTACAATTCCAGTGGCGCATGCAGCTTGCGCAGCAAAATTAACACCGGTGGTTCCATAGAATTGCGATATTAAACTTGCTGCTGAATCACACGGTTGATTTAAAGCTTTTAACGGGTGCATTCTTTCTTTGATAACCATATCAAATAAACCGTTTTTACTGCAGCACGTAGAATAAAAAACTCCTACATTTTCACTAATATCAATTTTAGAATCTAATAGAGCTTGATTGGTGCTATGTAAAGCATAGCACATAGATCTCGGCATATTTTTTAGTAATTTTGTATTAAAATCCTCTGGATAAATATTTTCTACAGTAGGAATATGACACTTATTTACTTTGATTTGTTTGCGAGGTACAACAATATCTTCGAAGGATTTATCATATGATCTATCATCCAATAAGTTATCGAAACATTGGACAGGATTATTGCCCAATGCGTCGATCATACCAATTCCAGTTACTGCAACTCTATTCATTCACTCAATGCCTTTAGGGTATTTACCTCTGCCTCCTGCTGTGCTTCAACGTTTGCATCAAGTTCTTGCCATGCTTTCGTAGACTTAAACTTAGAAAGCAATGCGTTATTCTTGGCTAGACGTGTTTGAATGACTCGATTGGCAACTTCGTTCTTGTACTCTAAGAGAACGTATGCACGATACTGTGTACCATTCTGTACAATCACATTTTCTTTAATCGTATAACCAGCGACATCTGCATCAGCAACAAGGTTACGAGTTACTTGTTCAAACTCTTCAGCTACGTTTGAATCAAAATCAGTTGTACCTAACTTTGCTTTAAACGTCTTCAGCTGAGAACGAATACGACTATCGACACGATCTGCAAGTGTAGTCTTAGCTGACAATACGGCGATGTCTACTGCTAACTGCAAATCTGGTGTCTTCGCGGTACCAACTGCATAGACAGCATCTTCTTCTTTAGGTATATTTGTATACCACTTTGGCATACTATCGATCTGTTCTTCTACTTGAGCAGTGCGATACTTATATTCAGCCTCAGACATGGCTGTATTTGGTGGGACTTTATCTGAACATCCAGCAAGAGCAACAGCACTCGCTAACAAAACCATCTTCTTCATATTATACTCCATTCAAAGCTGTTACAATATTATCACGCATACCTGATGAAACGAACCAATTCAAAATATCAGGTTGGAAAATCACTAGTGTAATACCACTTATTACACCCATTATATATACCATCATCCTATAACTCCTAAACTCAACAGTACTTCAAACATCTTGCTTACGCTGTGATTACTTTCTTCTGCGCCAAACAAGAATTCTCCAAGTGTTCTATTCTTTGATGGAACTTCTTTTTCGATAATGATTGCTTTTGGTGGTGATTTGCAATCATAACGTTTAATGTCATTGACAACAGTACCATTCTCAAACTGTGTTTGTTGTGAATAGAAACAATCTTGTGCTACGACTGGACTAGTTCCAATCGTTATCCATAGCAATAGTATCGCGCATCTTATCGCCATAGTATTTCTCCGCATATTGTGGTGCATCAGTCCAATGATTGTAGTTTACATCTGCATTCTTTGGTATCTTGACTTCTGGTAGCGCCACTTCATTATAGCGATTAAAGATACGTACACGCTCACGCAAGATCTCAGCACGTTCATCCATTGACATATCTTTTGTGATAATCACATTACTCATAATCATACTCCTCTAATTTAACGCCGTAATATTCTTCTGGATTAACTTCAAATCGACCGCATTCTGACATGGTAGGG